GAAGCTCCAACTTCTCCCCCAGAAACTTCAATCCATGCTGAACCATTCCAATATTCAGGTATTATTTCACCAGACCCTTTAACTGCTGCAGTATTAACAAAAGTTTTAATACCAAAATGTTCTAAATAATCTATGCCGTTATTAAGAGAACTGGCAATATAAATGGCATTTTCTGCAGCTATCCCCGGAAACGTGAAAGTTGAAGCACTTGCACTTCTGGCTGCTTCACTGACATCTGCAAACGTGCCTCCTGCTGTTTCTGTATAAACAAGCATTCCAATGGTGTAAGAGTCCCCACCTCCAAAAGATGATTCTGTAGGCAGGAGAGGAGTTCCAACGTGCAATTCCCCTAATATCGTCAATCCTTCATCACCTTCTACAGCATCGAGAAGATACACAAAGAATTTTGCACCAGGAATAATAGCGGCATTGCTTAGTTCAGTAAATCCATTCCCCAGCGTTTTGCTGTTTGGATTCAACACCCTAAAATTCAATGCCTGACATCCGGTAACTGACGTTGCAAACATATCAAGCCTGATATTTGTTCCAACATTTTCTATCCTAAAACCATCATTCTGGCAATTTATAATTTTCAATACATCAAACTTAACAGCCGTATCTGTTCCTGATAAAATCATTCCATCATAACAATTTTCAATTAAAGAGTTTGTCCCATTAATAGTGCATCCGTTTAAAGCTTTAATTGCTGTAATTAAATTAGGACTTAGGGTTGCAATATCAGAAATATTAAGATGAGCGTTACTCCCATCACCTTCTATTAATGTGGTTATAGTTTTTGCACTAATAGGTGAAGTGTCAATCACTTTCAGTAATCTAATTGTCGCACTTCCAGATAGAACTCGAACTACTGTGTTGATATCTGAGAAAACCGCAAATACTCCACAATTGATAATATTCATTCCCGCATTTACGTGATCCAATAATATCCCATTCTCACAATCGGTAATAACACAGTCATTGATCAGCGTTTCTCCTGCAACATCTTGTACAGCTGCATATTTGCCAGCACCAGAAACACCTTCGAAAGAAAATCCTGTCAATGAAGAAACGTTTTCCATTATAAAAAGATGTTCGTCTGCATTCCCAGCACTAATACGAGCACTTGTTCTACCTATGGAGTGACAAGATACATATGTCTTCATCTGAATAGGGTTATCTTCAACATAATTACCGGGAGCAACTTGTATAGTCCATTTATCATTCGGTCCACTGACAGATATAGAGTCAAGAGCATCTTTTAATGATGTATAATCCCCGCCTGATTTAGCTACTGTGATTACATGATCAAGAAATAAAGCTTCCCAATTAGTTTCATCAGTGTCAGGAGCTGTAGATATTTGTGCCCCTGTTAAATTCTTATATGTAATATTATTATATCTGAGGATATCTCCGATGTGAATATCAAATGAAAAACCTATATATTCAGCCCAATTCGTGATATTTAATAATGTCAATGAATCTTCTGCAACTTGCACATTAACCGGGATTATTTCCCATACTACGGATGAATTTGGGGAGTATATCCCCTTAGGATATTTATATTTACCGACAACAGATAATAGACCACCGCTTCCATTCTCTACAAACCATAATTCACCTGTATGGATTGCTGCAGCAGGTAATGCTGCATAATTAGCTGCTGTTCCTGATATAAAGATCCCTGTACTTGAGGGAATGAATGGTCTAGGCATAAACGCAAACCTCACCACTTACCAATTTAACATCAGTGAAAGATCCTGTAAGGAATGTACCTTTAACAAATGATCTTCCATCCCAAGTGCCACTTATCAATTTCTGGTCTGTAAGTGTCGTGAATTCTGTATCTTCAAGGAGTAAAACTGATATCCATAATCCAGAATGCAGGTCTGTATCTGAGATGATTATTTTATTCCCTGTGTTCGTAATATCGTTATTGTGTAACACTTCAACATCCCTTATTGGTTATATCTTCACCGTGTCTTCTTAATTTCCCCGTGTCTATGGATATACGCCTAATTCTCTTAATTGATTTTACCTGATTCCTTGGATATCCATATGTAGAGTCTATTGCAGCACCATCCCCAAAACTCTTAGAAACAGGACCAATTCCTTTAGATTTAAGATCCTTTACAGATCCTCCGGCTAATGCTGTACTATTCATTATTTTGAACATAACCATATTTGCTATAACAGGTTTTATCTGTTCCGGTACTGCATTAAATGTTGCAGTTATTCCGGTTGCTGTTGCCGTACAGAACTTATTTAATTCTGATTGATATAATGTAGCATTCTGGACAATTGCCTTTGAAGGTATCCCAGAGCCAGAAACAGTTATCCCCTCAAATATATCATACTGTTCAACTGATGATGACAAAAGAGATGAACCTTGTACTGTATTAACAGCATACTCAAGATCAAAGAACTGATTTGCCATGTCTTCAACATCTGCAGAAACAGCCTCTATATATGCGGCATACCCTGCATCATAGGCACTATCAGTTATTTGTAGATATGTTTTGAACTCTGCAAGGGTTATTAGTGCCACTATTCAGCCTCACCTATATCAACTATTTTCTCTTTGAAATTAAGCAAATCTTCAAGCTCATCTCTGCTTGCTCTTGTGGAAAACTTAATATTATTCTCTCGCAAGGCTTCCATGATTTGCGGTTTTGTCAATTTAGTTTGTGTATCAGTTTCTTTTGACTCGGCAGTTTTTTTCTTAATTTCTATCTTCTTCTGTTCGCGTTTACATGTTTTTACATGTATTGCATAAATCTTGAAGCATAACTCAGCACCACATTTTTCACATTTCATATTGCCCCCTTTAGGAAATAGGAGGGTTTCCCCTCCTGTATGTTATTTAAAGATTCTTATCAGGTGCCTCCAATTACACGAACAGCCAACTCTGGAAACATTGTTTTAACGCCGAATAAAATATCATATCTCAGAATATTGTTATCGTTGTTAACATCGTAGTCCATTACAACTCTAACTGACATTCCTTTAGCTGACATAACAGCACCATTTGCACCACCAATAGGAGCCGCAAGCGGAGCCATTGCCAAGGCAAATGCTTTCTTCTGAAACATTAAGTTATCAACGTGTGCAAGTGCTGTTTCATCAGCAAATGCGATTGTATCAGTATCCGCTGTCGCCCCTCTAAGAGCTGGATATATAGCTACTGTTACTTTCCCTGAACTTGCTGCTGCTGAAGTAGCAGTTACTACATACTGACCTGCTGCTGCTCCTGCTTCTATCGTGAAGATATCACCTTTAAGTACTGTATCTGAGGAAGTCCCCCCTGCACTCTCTATATCAAGAGTTACTGCATCGATTGCCTGGACCCCATCTGCTGTCAGGTCTGTTAATGCTGTATAGATTCCGGCAGTATGTGTATTTACCTGCTGATCAGCTGCAAGTGTAATATTATGAACTCTTCCAAGTGCTGCTTCTCTCAGAGCTGCATTTGTTCCGGCTTTTGATACATCTGCTAGTGCATCAAGTGAAATAAATGCTGCTTCTGCGTCAGTATCCATGATAAAATATCTGTCCTCGTTAGGAGCCAGGTTATCCTGAAGCATTTTTCTCGATTTTGCAATATCTGCTAATGTATCAGGGATTGTTCCGGCTGTTCCGTAGAAATAAGGAATATCAACAGCAAGCCCTAAAAGAGCATTATTGATATATTCGCTTAATGCAACTACAGCACCTTTTGTGTATTTACGGGTAAAATCAGGCACAGATAACGTCAAGTCTTTACTCTTAATATTGACTGCTACTGATCTCTGGAAAGCTAACTGAATAGTTTCTGAAGTTTCTGCAATATCCTGAAAGCTTCCAGATATATCACCTGATCCGTCTATAGTTGAAAATCTCTGCGGCTTCTCAACCTGTATGCTATCACCTTTCTGTTTTGGTGATCCGAATTCACTGTCAAAATTTCTCCAGACAGTCGGCATCATTGCCGTATTAGATGCTAATAGCGGTAACGTACTTGCCGCTATTGTTTTAACGTCGATAAATGCATTAGACATTTAATGACCTCCTAAAATTGTTTAGGAAGCCACAAGACTTCCTTTATTAAAAGTCCACTTTGGACATTTGTTCGTTCATAACCTCTTCAACATCTCTTTCTGATTCCCCGGGTGCTGGAGGTGTTCCAGGGCTTACCCCGGCTGTTCTCATATCTTTTGTGAAATCATCCCATTCAGTATTTATGTTCCCGAATTTCCCCTTTGTTGTTTCTTCATCAGTGCCTACATACATATGCAAGTTGTCAGTGATAAATTTAGGAAGTTTTCTATCTCCCAATTCATTCCTTCCAACGTTTACAAGTTTTTCCCTTGTTAATTCTGCAAGCTGTTTTTCTTCAATCGCTGTTCTTTCTGCCAACTGATTTTTGAACTCAATGTTATCAGCTCTCATATTTAATATTTCGCGCTTTGTTACATCGGGTTCATCGAGGGCTTGCGTTCTCAGCTCTGCCGGATCTGCTGACATTGGGATTCGTGATTTCATGTTGTTGATGGATAATTCTAATCTGTTTTTTTCTTCTGCATTTTTCCGCTTTTCTGTATCAAACTCAGTAGATAAGGTTTTCTCTCTGGTTTGGATCCCTTCGGTTGTATGCAAATCAACAAATGACTTCAATGGTGTTGTACTCTCAACCATGCTTGTCATCTCTGACCTAGATAATCCTGAGAGTGCCGTGTTCAGCCCTGCCAGTGCTTCTTTAACCTTTTCGGTTGTAGTCCCATCCAGTAAAATATTTGATGCTTTGCCGAATACATAATTGGTTACAAATTCATTTAATGTCATGTGTTTATCTCCTTACATCCCACGCGCACGTGTTATGATTCTATTTTAATGCATCTTTTAGTATATTGTCAATTATTTATGGTATATTTTACCATATTGGTATTGTTTGCCACCATACATTGATTGGCTTTGTATTCGTGACATCCTCTTTTTTTTAATCTTTCGGTCAAAATCTTCCTTTTTTTCTTTGTTTACTTCATTATATAACCCATTTGTTGCTGTTGTCTCAATGCTTTTTGGACACGTACATGTTACATCCGGATCATCTCCACACATCTGGCAGTTAACGCTATAATTGTGCGAATACACCATTATTCACCCCTTTGTCATTTTCTCTACCTTAGCCATTATCAATTCCTGTGCTTTCTCCATGATAGTCAGATTCTCCTTTGATAATCTGACTGCAGCCTGTAAACATCTGTACCCGATTAGTTTCTTCTGTGTTTCTCTGATCAACTTAGCAAGGATATTAATTGTCTCTATTCTGGTTTCTTTTGTGCGAATCCTGTTTTTGGGTTTCATGTTAATGGCTATGTTCACCATGCTTTCTATTGTTTTTATTTTCTTCATCCATTACTTAAACTCCTTTTTAAACTGTTTTGGTGATAAAGATATTATCCGGGACATTTCATTTTCTAGTTCGACTCTCTCCCCTTCTTTTGATTTTATTTTTTCAACCAATTCTTTTGATGCTATTTCAATCAATTTATATAATGCTTCTAATGCATCTTCGTCTAGAGTCAAGCTGGCTATGTGATCATCCCCTATGCCTATTATGATTTCTTTATGCTTTGTGTAATATTCTGTTTTCTTCGGGGCATCTGATATTTTATTCTTCCCTATCAAATATGCTAGTAAAACATTATCACTAAACATCTTTACTTTTAATTTTCCCACAGCTTCTGCCATATTCTACTCCTATTTAGTTGTTATTTTTCCTGATTTAGTGCGGGTTAAACTATTATCTTTCATCCATTTATCAAAACTTCTGTAACTCGTTACTCTTGTTTCACCTGTTGCCGGATCTCTTCCAGTTCTGAGTTGTGGGTCAAGATCATCTATAATATCAATTGAAGTACACCGGTCGTTTATGTCATATCTTGGAACCCCTGAATTCCCGACAATAAAAGCTTTCTCCCCGTTCGGATAAACAAATGGTTCATTAGGCAGAACTTCCTGCCCATCCATCTGTCCCGATTGCGGTCTGGTTCTTGTGTCGAGTGTAGCAAGGTATCGTCTTTTTAGGTTTATCCCTGCTTCCTGCGCTGCCTGTGTGTTTGCATATGCCCCGGCGTTAAGATTTCTATTCCCTTCTGTCCGTGCGATTCTGAGCGCGTTATTAGCAGTTATATTGAATATACCTTTTATTTCTTTGCTTGTAGCTGTATATGATTTCCCCTGAATCAATCCTTGTGTAATGGCCTGTCTTATTTTGATGAGATCTTTCTCTTTATTTGCTAATAGTGTTTCCAGAAGTGTTCCGTGTTGCGGTTGATATGGCAATAACCCGGGTCGATTTGCTTTCTTGATAGATTCCCATATTTTAGGTGTGCCGAATACTGATACGTCAATAACATTTTTATTAAGTACTGTAAAAAAGGTATTATTATCTATCCTTGAAAACCAGTTTATAGCGTACATATTATTGTAATAAAGATTTGATATTGCTGTTTTTGATAGCTCTACCTGCCCTAACCCTGCTTTTCTTGCTGCCTGACTATATAATGATGCAATTTGTTTTTGTAGGTTTTCTAATCTCTGCTTTTGGATCACATAGTTGTAATAATCCTCTGGTTTAATCCCTGTTAACGATTTCGCATAAAGGTCTTTTAATAACTGATCTATTTCATTAAAAGCTTTTTTGTACTGATCTGTTATTAGTTTAGTCTGCCCTGTTGGTCTGGCTGTCCATGCCCCAAGTATTGCCTCTGTGCGCTCTCTGGCAGTTTCTTCCAGTTCAGATAGATTCATTATTCAGTCTCATCTATTAAATTAACTATTCCTGAAGGAAGTTCTTCTTTCTTTCTTTCAAGTATTTTATCCGGATCTAACCCGGGGATTCTTTCAATCATAGTTTCCGTATCAACGTATGGAGCCATTAATTGATTTTCTTCTAATATTGCCTTTGTATTAGCTGGAAGGTTTCTCTTCATTGTAATCTCTAATTCATCAACACTAACGCCTGATAATCTCTTGCCACCTGATATAGTGTAATTGTTTATTATATTTGTAATCAATTCATAACGGTGTCTGAGAAACTCTAACCTATATGCCACTTTTTCTGAGGCTTTTAGTTCCATAGGGAATATTCTAAATCTTAAAGCAGTACCGGATGGGTCTGTCCCTAAATCTAATTTTGTAAAGTCAAATATACCAGATATTTTATGCAGCTCATTTATGAAATGTCCTAGCATGTATTCTCTCAAATCAGTATTAAGCTCCATAGATGCAAAATCAAAAAAGTCTTTTCCTTCTCCTGTATCCCCTTTTTCCATATCAAAGACCATATTAAGGTTCTTTAAATCTTTTGCCATTTCTGCTGATTTCGGCAATGATGTTAATATTATAGCCCTTCCGTTTTTATCCAGACTATTTAAAGTATTTGTCTGCAGGGCATCTATAATATTTATGTAGGTTTCTACCTGCTTGAAGTCTGGTTCCCATGATATATTATTTCTTCCAATATTCCAGGGGACTTCTCCGTAAAGGTTCGGTTCTTCTTCATCCAGTTTTATCAGATTGCCTTTCACCATCGTATATTTTAAAGTTACATCTTCATGATAAACCCATACAATACTTTTTTCTTCGCTCTTTTTTATAGTTCTTATCATTGCAATAAGTTTAGGATCAAGGTCGTCTGAAAATACAGGATAACATTCATAACCGGGGACAGACACAAAACGGGGCATTATCTGATTATCCTCATCTATTTCTATAAAATGCAGCTCGTAATCTTCCCCTTGTATCCCACTTTCCCGAACTTCCTGATTTGTAACAGTCGGCTCTTTGTTTTTCTTGTTTATATCGTTGATTGTTTCTATGTAATCTTTGTTATCTGATGAATACTCAACATATCCAGGAGATGCTATATAACCTGTCATTATGTCAACAATATATCTTGCATACCCAGACGGAGCAAAATTGTTAGGGCTTATTTGCCTTTGCCTTCTATTATTCCAAATCTCATATAGCTTTGGATTGTTTGATTCATAATATGCTGTGTTCTTCCCATAATTTTGTTTTTTATTTGAAATTATTGATTTTATACTTTCATCATCTAATCTGTATGCCATTGTAACCCCTTATCTTGCAAACAATGCTTCTGCCTCTTTGCTTCCTACAGAAAATCTTTTCTTGTTATATTTCCATCTAATCAGTGATGCAAACGAATCGGGAGCATCATCATGTTTCGCATTTTCATTATAATCCATAATTTCACTAATATATTCCATGTCGCTTTCTTCCATATCAAGTATAACACGATTCCAAACAGATTTACCATAAGTACTAATTTTATAGTACTTATTCATTCTCTCATGATACCCATGGAATTTAATATTGCATCTTTTTTCTAATTCTTTTTTAAGAAATCCTTTATCTGCATTGTTTTCAAGAGAACATTCAATAGCCTGGAATCGTTCAAGCCTTGATATTATTTCATTATAGTGCTGGTCTATGTGTCCTGGCATCCACCACCCGACAGTATAAAGCTTATTATCCACTTCTGTTATTATCGTAAGCGTTGACGCATCAGTGCCGCCATAAGCAGCATCTATCTGAGCATATGCTTTACCACCTATCGGGAATTTCCCATATTCCGGCTCATGGAATAATATATCTCCATCTGCTACATGTTTTAATTCATAGTTTGCCGCGAACAAAGAAGAAGTCATTAGGTCTTTTCTTTCCTGTATCCTTTCGGGTGACAATATGCCGGTCTGATATACTGTAAAAACTTCCGGCTTTGGCATTAGTGTAAAAGCATCGTTTTTGTGCCAAGGTGTCCCGGTATTAAATATCCTGTGGTTTTCTTCTGAAGCTATATTTATCAATTCCATATACTGGTTTTTAGTCTGCTCCCGTTCTGCCTGTGATATGCGGTCTTTCAATGTGACAATATCATCAGTAATAACTGATCCGTGCTTCCCGGTAATAGAAGATTTCAATCCCAACCCTAATATTTGCCTTCCCATCTTCCCCCGGTAATTACTTAATTCCAATTCTGTAGCATTATCAATAATAAACTTCGGGTATTCTCTGTATATATCTTTCATGAGATTCATAACTATAGGGTTCTGGATATTCTTTGAAACTGAGCTTAAAACATCTTTTACATCTTCCTGTGATTTTCTTAGAAATATTATGTTCTCTGCAGGCTTTGCAATTATCCATAGTGTTAGTGCAATTATCAGACAAGTTGTCTTATATGACCCTCTATGAGCCTGTAGCGTGCCATTCTGCTTAAGATGGAACATTCTTTTAATCCAGGGGTTATGGATATCTTCTGTGAGTTTATTATATCCAAGAGCTTTGGCAAACGGGACAGGATTATCTGTAATGCTCTTTAATATCTCTATGCTCATTTATGCCCGTATAACTCTTTTAACTTATCATAAGATTCTGAATCTATTGAATGCTGAACTTCTTGCTTATCTCTCCAATTATCAGGATCTCTATTCTTAAGCCATATAAAAGCTGCAGCCGTGTCCGGTGGATAATGTTTTATTGTCGGTACGACTAATGGGACACCACTATCATTAAATATTTTATCTTCTTCATGTGAATATCCACAAGCTCTTTTAAACAAAGCTTCTTTTACTTTTCCGTTTGAATATGCCTTGTCTTTATTTATGGAATCGCGAAACTCAGGATATTTAATTTTCCATCTCTGTATTGTTGCAACATTAACACCAAAGAAATCAGCCAGGTCTTTATCTATTGCACCGAGTCTGCAGAGTTTAGCCGCCTGAATTACATAATCTTTTCTATATTTCGGAGGTCTACCACCTGGATGCTTCTTTTCCTCATTTGGCATTGTTTTTATACTCTCTTTGCCTGATAAGTTTTATGAACTCTTTTTGTGCAGGAGCACTGCCCTGTTTAGCCTGAGTAAATAAAACTTTTCTGATTTCGGCTTCAGCTTTCAGCTGCCCTCTCCTAAACTTTTTCATTTCTTCTTTAGATAATTTTTCTTTACCTACTATTATTTTAACATCATCAAGCAAAAATTGCAATTCTCCAAGCATTTCAATATCATCCATCGAAATAAGCTCCTGTTTCTAATTCTCCATTCATCCATTCAAGATTGAAATCCGCTGTTCCCTTATCTGTAAATATAACACCTGCTTCTATTCTAGGGTTGTTTGTTAAATTAGCTGATCCGACTATTGTTATATTCCATTCTTTATTCTGTATTACTGTAACTTTAGCATGACAATTAACAAGCCTTATTTTTGCCGTATTATATTTCATAAACTGGTGCGCTTCAGGACATCTTATTTTCATTCTCCAATCAAATAGACCATTTAATTGTAAAATGTCACCATCTTCTAGCATTTTTGCTAATTTCGGTATTACAGGAGAGGAAACACTCCATGTAGATAATGTTATATTTGCAGGGCCAGTCTGTTTTAAGATATGGAATAATAGATCATGTGTTGACCATTCCGCCTTAGATACAAATTGGATTACTGTATTTTTTTCTATATTCCCAATCACTTTTTCAAGTGTATCTTTTGAATTAGATTTTTTCATTAATATTTTTGGTTTCTTAATTCTAATTGCCTTAGATTCTATATTATCTTTTATAGTTGTTTCTTCTAAATCTGACAATGAAAACAATGAGTTTTTCATAATCCCAATTTCTCCAATTCTTTATTAATAACTGATATTATCCATTGCGTTATATTCAACCCGCATTTTTCCGCTGCAGCTCTTACCCGATCTTTATATGACTGAGCAACTTTCATCTGTATCCATTTATCTTTCAATGTTTTCTCCTATTTATTTTGTCTAATATAGATATCCCCTTATTTTTATATCTTAATATTATCAGATATTTCCTTCAGTCTCTCCGAATATCTTTTATCCGGTTCTCTTCTTCCTTGCTCCCAGTTTTTAATATTCCCTACTGGGATATTGTATTTTTCTGCAAACTCAGGTTGAGATAACCCAGTTTTTTTTCTAAGGTCTTTTATTTGTTGTGATGTCATAGTTCTCCCCTTTTTATATTATATTTTTATGTATCTCAAAACATAACATAATTGATGCCTGTAAAAATAGAAAATTGATCCCTATCACTTCATCTTTTTCGCCATCATCTATTGCAATTCTAATAGTTGGAATTAAAAACAAATCATCCCTATTAATTGTGATCCAAAACAGCACTGTAAAATCTTTAAAATCCCAAAGTTTTTCATATTTGTTCATTACAGTAATTTTCCCATAATTGGTTAACCTCTTCAGATTCAGTATGTATCCCATCATTTGAAATCTCTGCTTCATTCCCATTTTCATTTAACCATGATACAAATTCTTCGGCTTCAATTGCATCTGCTTCTACATAAATAATCTCGTTCATCTTTCTTTCCCCTTATTTTGAAAATATTTTTTTTGTGAATAATTTAAAATTATTTCTATTGTCTATAAACCATACTGATGATTCTTCGGATTCAACTTTATTTTTAAGAGATTTGAAAAGATCTATATTTCCCATAGCTGATTTATGACCTTTACATTCGGAAATATTTTTCCCTTTCCGCTCATATTTTTCTTCATAATGCATCATTGATTTTTCATATCTTTTTATATACTGGACAATCCCCTCATTTCCTGCTGACCCATTTAATATTATTTCTCTTATTTGCTCTGCCCATACTATCTGTTTTTCTGTTCCGTTTAATTTTATCATCTTGTTTCCCTCACCTTCTATACTAATTATACTGCTTATCAGCGTATACGTCAAAGGAATTAATAGTTATTTCCTGCGAATTCGACAGGAAAAGTGATTTATTTTCTCATTTCTACTTAACGGTTGTTTACTATAATAAACTATATCTTTAAAAATATTCGATAGATATCTTGAGGAACTTGGAATTACACTCCTCTAATTAAGTTTGGTCAAAGATTAGATTTTTGGGTCCAGTTGTCACATACATCTCTCCAATCAGGACAGACTGATTTATTATTACAGTTATTACAGTTTTTCATATCTTCAATTCTATCAAGTAGAAAATGCTCTCTTGATTTGTGAAGAACTATTTTGTGCCTTAGTGTTACTATTTCTTTTTCCAGTTTTATTCGTTTTAAAAGTAAGTCCTCTGATTTAAACATGTTTATTCTCCTTTTCTAGTATATTCCCCACAATTATTATTTTCATCACAGCCAATGCCATTATGGTCACATTGTCCAGCCCCTGAACATGTTATTGCAAGATCTCCTTCTGCTTTCCATTCGCCACAAATTGACTTTTTCTTTTTGATACATATTCTAATTGATCCGCAATTGGAACAATTCTTATTTTTTTCTATTTGTTGTTCTAGCTCTTTGATTAGCTTATCATCCGACTCCAGAACATTATTTTTGTAGATTATTCGTTGTTTCAGCTCTTTAATCTCTACCTGATATTTTTGGGAGGCTGATTTGTAGCCTGCAAACAGAATATATTCCATCTGTTTCTTTTTTATTGAAGTCCCTGCAACCATCCACAATTCAATCGGTATTACTATCTCTGTATTTTCAAAAGCTTCTCTTATCTCTGATTCATTCATAATAATTCAATCTCCTTATTCGTTTTTATCCCATTTTTTGACGCTATACTATCATATGCAAGAGCTGCTATTTTCTCATTTTTAGCTGTATAGGTTTAAAATAATCTTTTGGGCGTAGATGATTTTTGCCTAAAACATCACGTATACAAAAATCATCTCCAATAGTGCAATAGTTGATATCAGATGAAAAATTAGTACATTCTTCTTTCATGCATTTCTTTTCTTCCATTTGTAACGCTCCAATTATATCTTTTTGTGTTTCGGTGTATTCGGGCTGTATGCCTGTTCCATCCTTATGGCATGATGGGCAATAGTTATATTCTGAGCTATCATATTCTTCACCACAATCAAGACACCGTTCTCTATCATAATCAAAATCATCAAATACCATTTCACTCATTCTGATTCTCCTTTGAGTTGATTGAGGAAGCTATCAATATCATTTTCAACTGCTTTTCTCAAAGCATCAAAAGTTTGTTTTCTGACAGATTTTAGAAGTTCAACAGCAATCTTCAGCTTTTTCTCAAGTCTAACATTTTCATCATGATAAGCGTCCCGGTCAATAATCATAAGGTCTATTGCTTCAAGGGCTTCAGAATAATCTGATTCTAGTTCTCTGACTTCTGGGTATATCCTATCCTCAATCTCATCTATATAATTAAGAATGTTCCCATAATCTTTAGGGTCTAAATAATCTATCGGCTTTCTTTCTTTATTCATTTTCTGCTCCAATATTATAATTTTTCAAAACCAATTTTGCCGTATATGATTTTCAACTATTTTCTGCATATCAGAAACCGAGAAGACAATAAAATATGGTTTGTTTGTTTTAATACACCGTAACTCAAACTTTCTTTGTTTCTCAGATTGCTTCCCCTTTTTTGGTTCTTTAACTTCTACATAAATAATAAGATCAGTATTATCCGGAAGAGGCAACCAGACTTCAAGATCAGATACACCGGATCTTAAACCCATACTTATCATCTGCATTTGTCTTATCTTATTTCCTCCGGCTGCTTCGTTCGGGATTGAGAATGCGAAGATTTGGGTTTTTTGCAAATATTTAACTATTTCACATTGTATCAATGCTTCAGTATTTTTCATTTATGATTCCAATCCTGACGAATTGATGGAAGCTTAAACTCTATATCTACAAATCCGCCATCTCCATCATAATGTCCACATATTCCGCAATGCCAATACCCGTTTTCGTTTCTAAGGAAAACTTTATCGCATTTATTGCATCGTGAAAAAATTCCTTTATCATCATACATCGTACGATTTCCATCAATATCATCTTTAAAGTTCGGCCTTTCTCCAAAATAAGTTATGTCTATTTCTCTACCATTAGAAACTGCATGAACAATCGAATGTTTTTCTTCTTTAAAGTGTTCTCTTGCTAAAACATGAAATGCTTTTTCTCTACCTGGAATACTGTTTCCTTTAACTTCAAAATAAATATCCATATCCGGGAGATAAAAATCAGGTAAATAATCACCGTATTCATTACTAATTAAAACAGGCTCATAAATCCATGAGATATTATTCATATCAAAAAATTTTGCGTGCATAGCTTCAAGCTTACTTCTAAATAAAACTCCTGCGTATTCTGTCTCTATTGCTTTTATCATTTTTCACCTCGTAATAATTTAGTTAAGTAACCTTGGTAATTGGTAACGCCCCTAAGGGCTGCGTTACCATTATTACCTAATTACGGTACTTTTCTTGGATTTTGGTAATTATAAATATTACCGTAATATTACCTAAATTACCTCCATTTTAGTAACTAGAATGGAAGATAGAACCATGTCGATTATTATATATCCTTGACCTAATTTTTCGATATATTTGTCTTCAATCATCTTCTGCGCATTGCCTCCTTTATGTGATGGTTTTACTGTCTGACTTGCTGAGCCTCTAGTATATATATTGTTCTCTACAAGATGATCGCTCCATACAGAAGAAGCTATATAAGGCAATAACTCACCATCTCCGTTATGCTTCATTTCCTGCTTTGATGATAACCATGCTTTTTCTAGATTTGATATTATTATTGAAGTTTTTTTATCTGTTCTTTTTACCCTCTCGTCGTTATCTCCTATAGCAACACAAGTGCTTTTTGTATCCCCGAATTTACCTATACCCATTTCTATTATTTCTAATTTATATGGGATTTCATCTCCTTTGCTTCCTAATGCTCTTTGTTTTGTAACCATGGCTGTTTTATTCCCACCCTCATTTATTACATTTATTTCAGTATCAATGTGAGCGTAAATAGAAGATGAACCACGGGCCCCTTTTGTTTTATCCTTTCCTGAGTGGTGGATAACTAAAACTGCTGCATTTGTTTTCTTGGCTATTATTTCAAACTTCTGCATTATTGGAGCCATATCTTCAGTTGAGTTTTCATTTGCTCCTGCGGAAATTTGAGCAAGAGTATCAACTAATATAAATCCTATTTTAGCGTTTATTTTCTTTTCTAATGCAGAAACAAGATCAATTACTCTGTGATAAGATTCTGGTTTTTCAAAAAAGTTAATAGGTCTGGTGGTTAAAATTATATCGTCAATATCACAATTATGATAATTTTTCATAGCTTGTATCCTCTCTTGAATAGAATCCGGAGATTCGACGGCAAGATACAAAACGTGACATTTTTCTGTCTGTCTACCGTAACAACTCCAACCCATAGAAACATCACGGGCAAGAGATAAAGAAAAGAAGGTTTTCCCGCTGTTGGAATCACCGTAAATAATAGCAGTTCGCCCTTTGATTAAAAGCTCCTGTATTAATTCATCAGGAGGGATATATTCTTTCGGTATATCTCCACTAAAATATACCCCGAATTCATCGAAGATAGAATCTTCATTAAGCAATATTAAACTTATATCTTCCCCTGCTTCACGGCAATCATTAAAATCTGATCCATCAGATCCAGGGGAAATTATTAAATCTCCACCTATATAATCTGCTGCCTTTTCTCCCTCACGTTCCCCAACTTCGCCATTATCAGCTGCAACAATAATTCTTTTATCTGGGTTTTGTTCTCTTGCCATTTTAGCAGTAAATGATAAATTCTTTGCAGAGAATCCGACATAACAAGCTTTACCAGTTTCTTCGTAGATAGTTGCTGCGGTTGCTATTCCTTCAGATACAAATATTATGTCTGATAAGGTTATATCTCCTATTAAAAAATAAGTATCAGTTGCTCTACGACCGAACACATTTTTTTTAATCCATTTACCATCTTCATCTTTATTCGGTAAAATTCTCTGATAAGATTGAATGTCTCCAGTTTCATTTATTCTAGGGATAATTAATTCATAAGCATTATTTATTTTTAGGCCATAAGATCCTTTTAATCCTTTCGCTGTTAAATATGAATGATTATTTGGTGCTGGTAAGAAGAGATTCCATTCATTAGTTGATCGATCAATTGACTGCTTAATGTATATTTTTAAGTCCGCTTCTCTTTTCTTTTTTGATATTTCAATTGATTCCCTTAAGTGTTTAAGTTCTTTTTTTGTCAATTCCTTCATAGAACTGTGTACTTTGTGAGATACACTTTCTCTATGATTACCAACTACACCGGCGATAAAATTAATATCCTGGAAGAAAACATACCATCCTGTATCATCGCCTTTCTTATCAGAAGTGGCAAATCTATGAATATTTCCGTCAGAAATAATATTCTTAGGTAAAATTATTCCTAATTCACTGGATTTTTTTCTTATATTTTCTTTTGGATCAACAGGAAAATTAAAAATCTTAGGCGTATTCTCTATTTCTTTGAGAGAAATCGGTTTTGGTAATATCATATTTAAGGATTCTTTTTAAAATATTCGTTAAGTTTAATCATTGTTTCATAAGATGGACTTTTTGAAACTCCATAAGATATATTATAAATGCCTTGTCGGCTTAATCCCGTTTTTTCTGCAATAACAGAAATTCTCCTATCTTTTAATTTTTCTCTGACTTCTTTAACTGATAACATAATTTAATTTAGCTCCTTTCTTTAAATTATCTATAGCCCATAATGGTTGTAGATTTGTATAATGATTTAATCTTATTATATCTTCTTTTGTTTTTGCTGTAGCAAGTGGGATTTTGTGATCAATATGCCATTCAGATCTATTATCCCATAACATACCAGATTTAAATTGATTTTCTATATATTCTTTAAAGAATTCAAAAGAGCATTCAAGGATATTTTCTGTTTTTGTATTTTTTCGTAATCCTTTTGATTTTAATCCTTCTCTTACCAATGTCCTAACAGAACAAGATAAACAATATAATTTATCTTCTTTTCTTCTTTTCTTGTTTTTAATTCTTATTCTATTTTTATTTTCTTGATAATAAATTTTTCTTCTTTCTTTTAATATTTCTTTATCTCGATCTCTATATGATTTATTTCTATTAAATATTTTTTCTTTATTTTTGCTGGCATATATTTTTTGGGTTGCTTTTATTTCTTCTTTTTTATCTTCATATCTTTTCATTTGTCTTTTTATTATTTCTTTTTTATTTTTTTCATAATGATTTTTACTTCTTATAGAAACAATTGCTTTGTCAATTTGAATATTATTTAAACATTCAATACAACTTCTACTGGAAATATATCTTTCTGACATATGCCCTTTGCTACATGGAGTTCCTGTATAATATTTCTTCAAACCTAATCTTATAGCTTTTTCTTTTGTAACTATTTTTTTGCTTTCCATATTGACAAGTTTACAATGATACTATAATATTGTCAACAGATGGTCGAACAGAAAAACTAAATGACCAGAGGAGAAAAATATTATGAGTATAAAGCTCAAAAACACAATGGATGTTTTCATGAATGGATTCAAGTGTTTAATTTTTGGAGAATCAGGAGTTGGTAAAACCACGCTGATTGGAACATTAACTGGTAAAACTTTGATTTTATCAGCAGAAGCAGGTCTTCTTTCTTTATCCGGGAAAGATATCCCGTATATTGTCATCAGTTCAATAGATGATCTATACGAAGCATATTCTTATATCATCGGAGAAGAAGGGTCAGAATTTGATACTATTGCAATTGATAGTATTTCAGAGATTGCAGACGTTCTTTTACATGAAGAATTAAAAAAATCAGCAGATCCAAGAAAAGGTTATGGTGAAATGCAAACAAAAATTGCAGATATAATAAGAAGATTCAGGGATATACCTAAAAATATTATTATGACTGCAACTCTTGAAAAAACTCAGGATGATCTCGGCCGCCTTCTTTATTCTCCTGCTATGCCTGGCAAAAAAGCAGGGCAGAAATTACCCTATCAATTCGATTTAGTTTTAGCTTTAAGAGCTGAAACGGATCAGGAAGGGCAGAGGATAAGAGCTTTACAGACTCAATCTGACGGTATCTGGTTGGCAAAAGACAGAAGCGGACGTCTTGAGTTTTGGGAGTCTCCAGACCTTGGATCAATCATAAGCAAACTCGGAGAACAAAAATCATGAAAAACTTGTATGAAAAATGGATCGAGGCGAAAGTCGCTGAAGATTTCGCGAAAGAAGTTAGACGGGAACTTGAGGATAAAATCATTCTTGAGAGACCAGACGAAACCGGATTCTCAGTAAAGATTACCGAACGCATAAACCGAAAAGTTAATAGTGATTTACTTCAGGAGATTGCTGCAGAAAATGGGTTGACTGACCACTTGTCTTCACTTTTCAGATGGAAAGCAGAAGTCAACTCGAAAGATTGGAAAGCAGCAGATAAGAAAATAACAGATCCTTTATCGGATGCAATCACAAGCACACCGGGACGGGCAAGTTTTAAAGTGGAAAGGATTATAGAAGGAGAAAAATAAGATGCTCTGTGATTGTATTGAAGATCTTGAAAAAAGAATGATTGAAAAAGGTTATCTTGAATCTAGGGTAATGAATATCGGACATGTGATTATTGATAATACTTTTGTATCAAAATTAAACATACCTGTAGAATACAGGGAGAACAAAAAAGATGGGACTCCGAAGAAAAACAAATCAACAATAAGTGTTATGTCTTCTTTTTGTCCCTTTTGCGGAAAATCAACTAAAACAGAACAGGAGAGTGAAAAATGAACATAGGACAGGAAATTGACGTAAAAGACATACCAACCGAATCAGCATTTGCACCGTTGCCAGCAGGCTGGTATCAGGCAAGCGTGAAAGCTGTAGAGCTAAAGACATCGAATGCCGGGACAAGTACTTATATGAATATACAATATTCAATTTTGGGGTCGACACATCAGGGGCGTGTAGTATTCGGGATGTGCGGAGTGTCAAATCAAGATCCGGAGAAGGAAGGAACAAGCCGGTATTTTATGGGTCAGCTCATGAGAGCTGCAGGAATTCAGAGATTGACTGATACTGATCAGTTGGTTGGTGCTAATCTGGAAATTAAACTAACAGTAAGAGCTAAGACTGCAGAGTACGACGCTTCGAATAATGTGAAAGAATACCGGGCAATAAGTGGAAGTTCTCTGCCAACTGCTCAGAAAGTGGAAAGTGTAGCAGCTGCACCAAGTAGTGCTCCCCCGTGGCAAAAAAAATAATATAAATTAGGGGCTTTAAAACCCCTAATTTTAAGGAGTATTATGTGAAAGAGATATGGAGAGAAATAAAAGAGTACAATGGTGATTATTTAATTTCTAATTTAGGTAAAATTAAATCTATTAAAAATAATAAAGTGACAATAAAGAAGCAATGGAATGACAAAGATTGTTATTTAAATGTTTCTTTATATTTTCTGAATAAAAAGTGTCAGAAAAAAGTTCATAGATTGGTAGCTCAAGAATTTTTATCTAATCCAGAGAATAAACCGCAAATAAATCACATTGATGGGAACAAACAAAACAACAATATTGACAATTTAGAATGGTGTACTAATTCAGAAAACATGATACATGCTTATAAGACTGGATTAAGAGAAATCAGAATAGGTGAAAATGGCTATAATTCAAAATTAACTGAATCAAATGTAAGATGTATAAGGCTTTCAAATGTAGATATGAAAAATTTAGCAAATATTTACAATGTAACTTGTACCACTATTTTTAATATAAAAAAACGAAAAACATGGAGACATGTATCATGAAACTACAAACCCCGATTGACAATTCAATATCTTCACTTATCGATAAATATCATGAAGAAAGCAATACTAACCCTTTTCGTCCTCATATGGGAGTATCTTTAATTGGTAATGAATGCGAGAGATATTTATTTCTCGTTTTTCGCTGGGCTGTTGCTCCCAATTTTCCCGGTCGTATTCTCCGCCTTTTCCGTAGAGGCCAACTTGAAGAGAATCAGATTGTACTTGATTTAAAGAACATTGGTATTTATGTACATGACCAGCAAAAACGGGTCAATTTTAATTATCATGTATCGGGTTCAATTGACGGGATTATAAAAGGTGGCATTCCTGAAGCTCCGAAATCTGAACACCTTTTAGAAATGAAATCATATAATGATTCAAGATTTAAGAAATTAAAAAAAGAAGGTGTTGAAAAATCCGACTCTGTTTATTTTGTCCAGTGTAATGTTTATATGGATGGTCTTGGAATAGACCGGGCTTTATTTTATGCAGTAAATAAAAACACCGATGAGATTTATACCGAGCGCCTTCGGTTAGACAAAAAAGTTTCTAAAAAATATATAGAACGTGCTCAGAAAATCACTATGTCTGATCGTTTACCGTATCCATTAAGTACTGACCGCACTTTTTTTAAATGTAAAATGTGTAATATGCATGAATTTTGTCATAAAACAAATCTTACAAAAGAAGTAAATTGCAGAACCTGTGCACACTCTACAGCTGAACCGGATAATACTTTTCCCTGTGACCTGCATAAAGGAGAAATACCGGTTGAGTATCAATATCAGGGCTGTCGGTCACACGTGCTGCATCCTGATTTAGTACCATGGAAACAGGTAGAAGAGAAAAGCACTGAGAAAACAGCTTGTTATTTGATTGACGGCGTAGAAGTGTTGAATGGTGAAGAGGGGAAAAGTAGTTTAGAAATATTGGAAGGGCAGGTGGGATTAGTAAAGTCAGTTTTCGAAGGGGTGGAAATAAAAGAAAGTCCTGAGGTGAAAAGGAAAGCGGAGATTATGCCGGAAGGGAAAACAGAGAAGGAAAAGAAAGAACCGAAAAATAAACAAAAAGAACTTTATCTTGCTCCAAAGCTATGCCCTGAATCGGATTTACCTATATGGTAGAACTCCGCCCCTATCAGCAAAAAACAATTTCATTACTCTATGAATGGTTTCAATCTAATAATGGAAATCCCTGTATTGATCTTCCGACCGGTGCGGGGAAATCTCACATAATTGCAAAAATATGTGAAGATGCTCTGAAAAATTGGCCTGATACAAAAATTCTTATGCTTTGCGCTCAGAAAGAATTGATTGAACAGAACCGGGATAAACTTTTATCTCACTGGCCGGAAGCTCCGATCGGGATTTATTCCGCATCAATGAGAAAAAAAGAACTGGATTTTCCTATTACTTTTGCATCTATCCAGAGCATAAAAAAAAGACTTACTCAATTAGGACATATCAATCTTGTTCTCATAGATGAAGCCCACCAGGTTAATCATAAAGAGGAGGGGGTTTATAGATTTTTTCTTAAAGCTCTTATGCCTGATCGGATTATAGGATTAACCGCTTCTCCTTTTCGTATGGGACACGGGCTTATTACAGATGATCCGGCCATATTTGATGATTTGATAGAACCGGTGACGATTGAGGAATTGCAGAAACAGGGTTTTCTTTCCCGGCTGGTATCTAAACATACAAAACGCAACATTGATGTTTCAGGAGTTCATAAACGGGGCGGGGAATATATAGAAAAAGAACTTCAAAAAGCTGTCGATATTAAAGAAACTAATCTGGCAGTAGTAGAGGAAGTTATTGAAAGAGCCGGTAATCGTAAATCTTGGCTGTTTTTCTGTACCGGCGTCGATCATGCTACACATATCAGGGATATTTTAAGGGACAAAGGAATAAAAGCTGAAACCATTAACGGGAAAACTCCAAAGGATGAGAGAGAACAGATAATAAAAGATTTTAAAGAGGGGAAAATTAAGGCTGTTACTAATAATAATGTATTGACTGTTGGGTTTGATTCTCCGAATATTGATTTAATAGCTATGGTCAGACCTACTGAAAGCCCTGGTCTTTATCTTCAGATGGGTGGCCGTGGCCTCCGGTTAAAAGATCACACTGATCATTGTTTAATATTAGATTTTGCCGGAATAATCGAGAGACACGGCCCGATTACTGATGTACAGATTCCCGGTAGAAAATCTGATGAACCGGGAATTCCCCCGTCTAAAATATGCCCTGAATGCGATTCTATTATTGCAGCTCAGTGTAGAGTTTGCCCCGATTGCGGTAATGTATTTGATTTGAATAAACAGATAAAAGAATGGAAACTGCACCATGATGACATAATGGGGCTATTGCCAAAAGAGTTCCCGGTGTCAAGTTGGGTATGGTGCAAATATACTTCACGCAAAAGCGGGATTGAAATGTTAAGAGTTTCCTACTATGGCGAAGCTCTGAGCGATACCCCAATGAATGAGTATCTGGCTGTTATGCACTCCGGGTATGCAGGACATAAAGCGATGGAGACATTAAGAATTATTGCAAAAGAATCAGGTGTAGATATAATGAAATATGACAGCCTGGATGCATTGTCAACGGCTATGACTGCAAGCTATAAACCTGATTTAATTGAGTATAAAAAAGACGGTCGGTATGACAGAATTGTGAATAGAAGATGGGAGCCGATCCCATTTTAAAAAATATTATTTTATAGGAGATTTTATGGAAAATGTAGTAAGAGAAGACAATGTAATCAACATTAGCAAAGAGGATTTAGCCAATGAGCAACCGTTATCTATCACGGAAGAACAGAGATTAAAAAAAGTAAGAGAAGACAAAGTAATTGATAAATTGACCAGACTTAGGGACAGGGTTTTATCAATCAAAAGAGTTATTGAAGAGGATCAGTTTATTGAAATATTCGTTAAACCTATCCGGGGGAATATCGAGGATATTAAACAAGAGCTTGAAACAGTTGATAAGCCTAGAGAGCTGGCTATAAGGCAGGGAGCTTTAACGGCATATAGGAAAATGCTTAATTTCCCTGACACCGCCTGTAATGCTCTTGCTGATGAATGCCGGGATATAGAAAGAGAACTTCCTCTTTTCTATGGTGAAAATGAAATGGTAAAAGAATGTAGAAAGTTCAGATTTGATAGAAAAAAATATAAAATATTTACTAATTATTCAGAATAAAAATAATATCCGCTCAGAAATGGGCGGGTGAACATAGAGAGGACTTAATGACAACATCAATCATTATATTGATAATGCAATCTATTGCAGCAATCGGAATGGTTATTCTTAGTTTAGATACAAAAATGTCAATCCACAGTTTTGAGCATTCTATGAATATCGCGCAACATAAACGGTATTATAAATATACAGATATTGAGGAATTGTTTTAAATGAAACAGCTTGAACTATTTACAATAACAGTATGTAAAGAATGTGATTTATTTGAATCAACAATGAGTAATTATGGATGGTGCCATAAAAAGAAAATTGGTTTAATGGATAGAGCTATATATGAAAATAGCAATTATTGTGAAATAGAAAGAAGATTATTTAATAATAGGCTTCTTGATAAAAGATTGTCCGGTTTAATATCACATATAGAAATGTACAAATCCTGGAAAAAATAATCTTACTCCAGAAACCCCGCATCTTTATATTTTTTAAATGCAATATCAAAATTATTTAAAATGTCCCGGTAATTAAGCATACGCTTATTATATTTTTCTTCTGTAATAATTCCAGCTTTCCATTCAGCAAACGCCGCCCATTTTAACCATTGGACGTCAAGAACCATAAGCCGATATTCATTTATCATATGTGAGACTTCGATAGTGTTAATATAATCTTCAAGATATTTAACTGCATCTTTCGGCTCTGAGGTTTTATATTCTTCCCCGATATCAGGTTGAACTATTAAAACAACGCCGTCCGGTTTATCTCCGAATATCGGCGGATCAGGATAAATATATTCAGTCGTTACGCAGCTTGTTATAGTTAGAAATAATATCATCACGCAAAATAGCAAACTTTTCTTTATCTTCAGACTGGAATAATAGAACATCGTCAATATTTTTTATTAAATCTTTCTTTTCCTGTTCAAATCGTTTTACATCTTTTTGTATCTCTCCAAGTGAACTGTTCATCGTCCTCAAATCACCGTCAAATCTTGCATCCTGTAGCTCTAAAGCAGTAACTTTCTCCTCAAGCTTTTTAACTGCGCCTGTTGGTACATGGCATCGGTCATGTACTGCACCAATATCTTCTTTTACTTCCTCTAAAATATGAGAATGTTTTTTAATCTTAGTATCTAGCTTATTTAGCCAGTTAACCACTGGAATTAATATTGTTATCATAATAACTAAAACCCCTGCGGCAGGACCATATGTTTCTATTAATGTAAAAAAATCTAGCATTTCTATCCTCTCAATTTATTAATTATACACATATTTCCTATTTCTTACAATTAACAATAAAAAGATTGACTTTTATGTATAGTTAGATATAATAATATATATGACAGTAAAAGAATGCGGTATTGAATCAGGTAGATCGGATCAAACAATCCGGTGGTGGATTAAGAAAAGAGGCTTGAAAGCTAAGAAGAAGGGATTCAAGGAGTTGTCTATTTCTCCTGAAGATTGGAAAGATTTCTGTGATGAGCATGGGATAGAAAGGAGGGGAGAGAGTTGAAAGATAAATATAAGGCATTTAATTATTATTCTGAAAATTGCCCTGTTGAATGGGTATACTGCGATGAATATGAAATTGTTGTAAATATGGAAACTAATGAAATAGTTTGCATGTTGGGCGAACCTGAAGATAGAACATTTAGTAGAGACTTGTCAAAACTAATTTCATTATTAAACTCAATATCTGTATTAGGGGATTGAACAAATGAGCAGCAAGAACGCTAAAAAATACAGACGGCTTGTTATCCATCAGCAAAATAAACAGGGGTTAAAAATCATTCTGAATTATATTGATGGACTTATAAAAAATCCATTAAAACTCAGAATAATATTTTCATGGTCTATTATTCGGGGAAAGAATCCGTTTAAATGAGGGAGAAGGTTTTGATAGGTAAAGATTTAGCACGGCTAATTTATAATTGTCACACTCAGATTGAAGATTGTGACAATCTAATAGAAAAAATGTCTGAAGCAATTGAAAAAAACGGAGATGAAAAACTCATAGATGCATTCGGGAGCAGGCAAGGATTTGAATTCGGTATTCCTATAGGACATAGAAGTTCTGGTGGACACCGCGTTCTTAAAAATGTTAGCCCTGAAATGGCTAACAAAGTAATAAATGAACATAAAGAGTTTAATCAGAGAGAATTAAAAAGATTAAATGGATTAGCTTTCATCCAATGTTCTAAATAAAAAATGCCCCTGCACGGCATCAGGGGCAAACGTAAAAAATAAAGGAGTTTTTCTATGAAAAGAAAACTGTTATTAATAATATACTGTATAATATTGTATATTGCAACAAGTTGTCAAAATCCGGTGATTGATGAAATCCCGGAAACAGTAGAAATACCAGAGACAATTATAGAAACACCGGTAATTATTGAAGAGGAGATAAAAGAAGTGGAATTAAAACCGATTGAAGTATTTGAGAAATACGCCGTATCTGATAAAAAAGTTTTTGGACTTGAAGGGAATAGTTTAACTGCTATTGTATTAAAAGATTCAGAGGATAATATTGTATTGTTTAATGATTTTTTTATTGCTCAGGGGCATTATAAAGAACAAGCTCAATGCATTTAAGCTTTTCGAGAAGATTATAGTTGTGTTCTTTTAATCTGCCCATCTCATCTAAACGCCTTATTCCTGCATTCAGTACTAATCTAACTTCCCTTAATCCAGCTCTAATCATTATGTCTAAATCTTCGCTTTCTGATAATTTTGTTAAAAATTTAATTGAATCATTTATTCTCTTTTTCATATCTTTCCCCTTTGCCCCGATTAAGGGGCTTATTTGATTATATCCGGCATCACACCGGATTAGTTTTACTTATTCCCATTTAATATTGATTACAATATTTCCTTTACCAGAATTCAACATTAAAAAGTTTTCATCTTCAGCAAGTCCACAATAACCGAACTCTGCTTGAAGTTTAGAAAGTAACTCTTTTTTAATTTCTTCTATCATTTTTAAATCTTCCATTTCAATCTCCTTAATAATATAATATATCTTAACATGTGGCATGTCAAGTGTTGACAGTGGTTATTTTATGAAGTATTCTAAAGATAGAGGTAATTATGTTTGATATAGAAATAATAGATAGAAAAGGAATTAAGGTAATAGACTCAAAGCTATTGCATAAAAAATTAGAGGTTAAATCTTATCATGCTGACTGGATCAGAAGGAGGATAGAAAATTACGGATTCGTGGAGAAGAGGGATTTTTATATGGACCAGTTCTCAACCGTGAGAGGTGGGAGCAAGAGAAAGGTTTACTTGATGACCGTTGATATGTGTAAGCATATGGCAATGATTGAAAATAATCATACTGGGCAAAAGGTAAGAGATTACTTTATAGAGATTGAAAAACGTTATAGAAAAACTGAAGTTATTAGACTTGCAAGCAAACAAGTAAGAAAATCATTAACTGATTCTGTCCGTGATTCAGGAGAAAACGACCGGATGCATGGGAATGGATACAGCAATTATACAAGAATGGTTTATGAAATTACCGGATTAAAAGAAGAATATAAAAAGTATAAACAATTTGAGGCTGAAGGTGCTTTCAGGGATTGGATAGAACCGGATGAATTAAAACGTGTAGAACTTGCTGAATCCCTAATTAAACCATTACTGGAACTCGATAAACAATACAGCGAGATAAAGGAAACATTGAAGCCATTATTTGAAAAGAAGGAGATAAACTAATGCACGATCCTATGACAGTTGTTTACAGAAATAATATATTTACAATTTGGCATGTTGACCCGATGACAGATGGTACAGATAATTCATGTGGATGGACATTCTCAAAATTAACAAAAAAGGAAAATGAAATTCTTAAAAAAGATCTTGATTATAATAGATCTTCAATAATTAAAACCGTTAAAGAATGGAAGAATGGAAATGAATTAAGAGTGGTTTATTCAGTTTATCATACAATTAAATGGAAATTTTATAAAAAACATTTAAATACAAAAGATTATCTTTATATTTTAGATTTATGCCTAAACCCTTATGATGATCTAACTATTTATGATGATGGGAATGATGAACAAGAATTTGATTTATTTTATTGGAATCTTGCCAGACTTGTAAAAACAAAATATCGGAAATGGTGGAATCATCCTAAATATCATTTCTGGCATTGGAGCATTAAAATAAATAAATATTATTTGGAAAGAAGGGGTGGTAATCCAAAATGATAGATAAAATAGAATACTCCGAAAACAAATTATTAAATGATTATTATGATAAGCAGGACAGAGAGGAAAACGATAATAATGAAAATGAAAGGCTTGATTACCTGGACCATAAAGCCGTTGAAAGGATGCTTGATGAAAATTATTGATGAGCTTAAACGTAGTTCTAAATGGGATTATGGATACAGATTGTTTCTTCTGGTTGTAATTGTGTTGTTTATTTCTATTTTTATAATGGAGGTTGTTTGATGGGTATTATTGAAAAGTTGGGAATAACTCCGGAGCCGTGGTTGCCTGCAAAAGATGGATCTGTTTATGCAGAATTAGGGACGTGGATAGCTGATGTTAGAGGATCTGATAATTTAATAAATTCTAACCTTATCGCCGCCGCTCCTGAAATGCTTGAGGCTTTGATTGAATGTAGAGAATTGTTATCCGGTTGGCCTGCATATACCCATATATGTGGTGTTATGAGGCAGGCAATCGAAAAAGCCTGTCATCCAAAATCATGGGAAGAAGTAAAGAAGCTATTATAAAGGAATAGAATATGTTTAAAAAAGACTGTTATTTTTATTTTGAATGTGAAGGGCAAAGCGAATGTACAAGAACAAGATTACTGATTGACGCATGCCTCTCTGATTGTCCCGAATATAAGAAGTTATGTCCCGAATATAAGAAGTTATGTCCCTGTAAAGGGAAGAACCCAGAGGAGGAGAAAGTGAAAATAGATTATTCAAAAGACGAATTTCAGGGATGCAATCATTATGGAGTAGAAACTTCAAACCCTAACGATACCCCTATAAAGTCAGAGGAGCGATTATATTCTATCTCTGAGATAAAAGATGCTCTACTTAGCGCTCTGATAACAAACAAAGGGTGTTTGTCTTGTGAGTTGGTTAGAAGGCTGAAGGGGTTGGAATAGTGGAAGAAGATGGAATAGATATAGATTTTATTAAGAAATGTGTTGAGAAGGCTGAAGGGTTTGGAATAGTGGAAGAAGATGGAATAGATATAGATTTTATTAAGAAATGTGTTGAGAAGGCTGAAGGGTTTATTTTTAGGAAAGGATATAAAGATCATAACTTCTTAATAACTCCATTAAAGCATTTAATAAATCTTGATAATTTAACGCCAGATCATCCTAATATCTTAAAATGGACTAGGGAATATTTCCCTCTCCTCCTTCAGCGAGCTATTGAGGGTGTGAACAATCTACACCTCAATGATGACAAATATCCAACAATTTTATTTGACTGTTACGAAATCGAAATAAGATATAATAAAACAGAATGGAAAGATAAAAGCTTTCATTTCGATATGTTTGACTCAATCGACCAAGCCAAAGAATCAGCATTAAAGTATGTCTTTAAAGACTCCCTATCGATATCATACAGAGGCATATAGTAGGGAGCCAGTTTAATCTATCAAATCAATTCCGGTAGATATACTTTCCAGCCAGTCCAAAACTTCCCGGCAATATTCTATTTCGTAATCGATATTTTCAGATATAAATAATCCTGTAGATTTAGCGGATAATAATAGTTTCAGGTGTGCTGAATATAAATCGACCTGTGTTTTTAATATTGCCCTGAGTTCTGGATTATCTTGTGTAAAAATAACAATTTCCGGCGTAATCCCTGCAATTAAATATTCACTTCTTGCGGGTTCTTCTTTTGGGCACGTTCGGCAACTTCCCAGCGTAATTGATAGCAAGCTCATCGTCAGACATATTGTCAAGATTTTTGTTAATGTTTTTATTTTCTTCATCGATTGCTTTTTTCTCCCCTTCTAATATTGCCATTTCTCTTATTTGTTCTCTTAGGTCTCTGATAGTATTCTTTTTCTCTTCATTATCTTTTTCCAGTTTCTTGTTATTTTTCCCAAACAATACAGAGCCACCGATACCGACAACAGATAAAACCCACGGTAATATTTTCATTATTAACAGAAATGTATTCATCTTTAATCCTTTATTATTATTTCAAGCCCTTTTCCAGACTTAATCGATATTTCAGAAGGAAGGATAAACCATAAAATCGCTATGCTGTTGATAATAACGACAGTCCAGAGCTGATTTACTTCAACTATAACCCCCCTGTAAAGTTTCCATATAGCCCACCCATTAGCAGGACAGGCAAATAAAAACCCTATAATAGTTGCTATCTTTCCTTTTTCTTTTAATAGATTCCATAATTTCATTCTATCACTCCTGTAAAATGCATACCATCAGGGTTATTCCAGTCACCGCCCCATAAGAACCCTCTATTTTTAAATGCCTGTACTACGTGATACGGCAACATAGGCGGGTTTCCAATTTCTCCCATTTGCGGGAGGTAATCAACAGCCATTCCCCATGAATGGACTGATTTTCTTTTAGATCCTCTTGAGTCTCTATCTTCAAAACATCCACCATACCAGTCAAGTTTATTATTCTGTATAAAGTTGATTCCGTATATATCAAGGATTTCTTCTAATGCCTCCATTACAGGTCCTGCAATAAGTGCATTTCCATAAAAATTATAACATATTAGATTTTTACTACCATTGAGTTTTAAAGGGAAAGGGAATTTCTTTTTAATCATCATTGTTTTTGAACCGGGTTGGCCGCATACAATCGATAGATCAGAATATTTGATTAGATTTACTTTTTTCATAGGTCCCCTTCTTGCTAGTTATGTATCCCCTTTTCTTCTACGGTTTTAGCAATATCATCAACATATCCATCCATTAACATATGAATATCATCAAGCTTTTTATGCATTTCATCATCTGAAAAAAAGATAGAATAAACTACATTCAATAACTTAATCCAATTGATTTCATCCTGTAGGATCTCGCCCATATTCCCACAAACCGATTTACATTTACTTAATTTTTCTGCTTCATTTGTAGTAATAGATTTAAATCTGCGTTCGATATTGATTTCAATCTGTTCTCTTCTTTCGATAATATTATTTCTATCTAATATGCTTTTTAAGAACTCCAATTTCTCCCAGATATGTTCAGTCATTATAGCCCGGAAAAATATAATTGACTGATCAACCGGCAACTTTGATGTTACTTTTTCTGCTAAAAATGCAATAGTAGTCGTCAATTGTTGTAATTCCAGAGCTAGATTTTTATTATTATTGCTTGACTGTCTAGAAATTACAGCTGCTACAACAATAAATATTATTATCAATAGGACTAATGACAATATTAAAACTGCTCCTGGTAATCCTAATAATTGTACAAGCTCTTTTATCTCTGTTATCCATGTTATTTCCATTTTATTAACTCTTCACGTAATACTTTTGCTTCATCTTCCAATGATTTTAAATAATCAAGATCTCTTGGGTCCGGTGTGTCTGCTGACAGCACAGCTCTTAATGGTCGTGCTGATTTCTTATCAATCTCAGCAAGTTTTTGCAATGTTTCATTCTTTAATATTTCTTTATCCTGTTGTTCTTTAGTTATCCCTGTTTCAAACATCAAGTACCTCCTGATTTATTACATTTCCGTTAATAACTTCATCTGCTGTCATCGGTTTTGAAAGATCCCATTTAGAATTAGCCTGATATTTAATACCGGCCTTCACACAGTTTCCAGATTTATATGGTTCGAGATCAGTTACAAATAAAGTGAGATTTACAATTACTTCATCTTCAGTACGATAACATCTAGTAATTCCAAGGGCTTCTGTTTCTTCATCAATGTCATATTCAACAATATCTGTGTTTGTTGGTTCTTCGATTTTAATCTCATTTATTATTAAGATCCCATCTTCTACAGAATATTCAAATCCTGATTGGTTTTTAATACTTAATTTATATTTCATTTCCATTTTCCTTTTGAAACTGATGTATATTCAACAGTTGATGCAGTAATTGACACTGGCGAGGTTGCTACCCAATTCCCAGCAGATAAATCTGCATTTGATCCACTGGCAATATATATGAAATGAGATGCCGACATTACTGTTTTTAAAACACTGATTGTCCCCGTAAATGATTCAGGGAATAATACACCTACATTTGTTGCTGATTTATACTCTGAACCTATTGCCGTAGTTATAGCTAATGACGATATAAGTTGATAATCGCGTATCTCCATATCCCCATTACTCCACTTAGTAACAGTTTGATCACCAATTGTGTATTGCTCAACAACACTATAAGCATCCTCTCCTTCAGTAGTTATCGTATCACCAACAATATTATTATATTTATCAATATATGCCCCGTATTCCGCTTCAATCACATTCTCAGGATTTGTCCAAGGTTTATTTAGAGTATAATGAGTATCAGTTATATCGGCTGAAGGACGAATCATTATTTCGGAGATGTATCCGTTTAATAAATCTATACTATTATATCTGTCAAAAGTAATTAAAGGCTCTAAATCTGTATATACTGGAACATTTATCGTTATTGTTGCTCCCAATGATCCATTTACATATATCCTTGTTCGTGTGCCACTTTCATAAACAATTTTACAATGAGAATATTGCGAAACTACTGGAGTAACCGAAGAGTTCACTGATGTAGCAACACCACCTGCAATTGTTGCTATTTGGAAATTCCCAGATGACCACGCAACAATAAGACCCTCTTGACCACCGTTTGCACGAGTATCAAAAAGAACCCCTGTATCTGTTTTTTCAGGCTTAAACCACATATCAATAGTCCAATCTGTAGACTCATTCCAGTTAACAGGATGCACCCATGAATCGGCTGTATGTATTCCTTTGACGTATGGGACAGGGTAGTCTATGCCTCCAATGCAAGAGATTTCTTTGTAGTATGTGTATAGTCCAGAAGTTGCGGCATTTGACGCAAACACCCTAAAATAGTCTGTTCCGCTTGCTGAGCCCGTCACAACCATCTTTATTATAACTTCATCTGTACCATTGATTTGTGTTGAAGTTATTGAGTCAAAATTGCCGGGAGAACCAAAAGATCCAGTTGAAAATGTGTAAGATGTGTTATGTGTTAAACCACCTTGACGTAAAACAATATTTATATCATCAGTATTTCCCTTCTTGGCAACGAACGAGCAATAGACCTCATCCTGTGCAGTTGATAAAGTTACTAGAGCATATCCGGCAGCAGCAGTAGTGTTTTCAATCTTCTCCCATTCTCCGACATCAGTTAATGTTGCGTTACTTAAAGACGGACTCTGCCAGAGATTCTCATATTCTCCAAAAACCCCTGCTTCACCACGGTTAAACTTTAATAATCCTGCCGTCTTCTTCCATTCTTCATACGGATTCCAGCTAATCTTTTTCTGTACTGATCTGTTGTTCTGAGAGTCTTTAATCCCGTTAACCGGAATTAAAATATCATCTGTTAATATTGGATCTCCGACATATTTTTTTATGGATAGATTTGAAACTTTAATCTTTCCGTTCGTATCTGTCTCACTGTCCCACATCTCTATTAAATCATCATCTATTAAATTAGTTTTTTCATTAGTCAGATCTCTCGGGGTTACTTTCTGAGCCACTTTTTACTCCTTTTATATAACATTTACTATTGCTATTTTCTCAGTTCCATCAGGTAGTATTTTTATAAATCCGTCCGGTGTTATTTTAACAAATCCGGTCGGTACAGGTAAAGGTGGCAAGTCTTCAAAAAATACAGCCTCACAAGTGTTATCAATATTGTTAATACTGATAATTTTATATATTGCATTTGTAAATATTTCTTTCTCACTATCCAATGTTTTACGAATAACAGAAAATGATATAAAATCAGTCAATCCTGCTGTAAACGGGATTGTTCTGTCTATTGTAACAGTACGTGATATATTGATAAACCTCAAATAATATTCTGTATAGATTTCTTCTACATCTGAAAGTACAGTAAGATTAGTATTAAAGTTCTGATCAATTGCTTTTCTGTTATTATCCAGTGCTGTAGTTTGTTCTGAATCATCAAAGTATTTTAATGATAAATCTGTTCTGTAATCATGACTATATTCTACAGTGATTGATTTAATTGTATCTGTACGATTGTTACTCCATGGCGGAGGATTCAGTACAAACTCATGTTGAGGGATTTCTTCTGTTACAGAACGTATAGTATTAGCTGCCCGCATCGTCAAAACAGACCCTTGCTGAAATAAATCTATTTTTATATCATCTGCTAACTTTTGGATGACTTCAAATAGTTCTAATCCCGATGTATCAATATTTACATGGGTTGAATAGTCCAGATCCCTGACAATCTCAACTTCTGTTTTATTAAAATTAGAATCAATATAAGCAACTCCTGCAAACTCATTAAGTAAAAACAATATAATCTCAACTGTTTCGGACATAGCTGTAAAAATACCATATACCCAGACATCGCCCTTATTAACATTATTTATTGTAATAATACCAGTAGACAGATTTACACTATACTCTCCACCTGTTAAAAATCTATCTTCTTTTGTTCCGCTTATCTCACCTTTAAAATATACCTGTGAAACACTTTGTATATCTCCATACTGTATATCAGTAATAAAATAGTCAAATGAAGCTGCTGCACCATTAGCCCTGAGAGGTATACATTTAGCACCATCTACAGCACCAATTAAAAAAGGTTTCCTAGCGTTTACAAACTTATCCGGCAATCCTGCAAACTCTGTTGTAGTCAATAAATCAGGTGCAATGGTTTGAGTCCAATCCGATCTTATATCAATAGCTGATATTGCAGGGCTGGAAGGATCAGAATAATCTACATCTTCAACTATTCCCTGGCGTACGACATTAAAGTCCTCTGGATCTGCTGCAAGTTTGAATGGAAATCCTGTTGCAATCTCTTCTTCAGGACTATCAGAAATATCTGCAATCAATAATCGTGCTGTATTCCCGGTTATATCTGTTCGGATACTGTCAAATTTCCCATCTGAATTATCTATTGATGCATTTAAATCATCGAATACAAATATCCCATTCTGTTGATCATCTACACTTTCTGATATGGATATATCATTTAACCTCGGTTCGTAGAATACAGAGCCAAGAAAAGCAGACAAAGGATAATTTATACCGTTTATCTCTGTTAATTGTGCTTCTGAGATAAACCCTATTATTTCACCTATAGCTACAGAATCATTTACAATAAAATTAGTGTATTCATTTAGAGCAATATACAATATCTGATTATTAAAATCATAATAAAATGATGAAGGTTGTAAATATAGTTCAGCAATTGAATTAACTTCTGAAAAAATAATTCCACCAACAGATACACCACCAATATCAATAGGCTCAGAAGGCAAATCAGGGTCCCATGGAGCACCAAAAATAGTTTCTACTGGTGACGCTACACGTTCAGCATTTGAAACAGATATTTTACCCCATAATATGCCGGCTGCATATGTAGAGAAATCTTCTTTAGTTACCGTCTGCCCTACTTCAAGAAGTTTTATTTTTCTCACTTAATCCTCTTTATAGAGTAAAAACATCAAAATTTGACATCATGTCAACTGCATTAACAATATTGGAAGCTCCATCAATTATGTCTAAAGAAACAACTGTACCTGTAATAACGTCCACTCCTACCATTTTTATAGTAGTTGAATTAGTTCTTCTAATAGAGGTAACAGAGATGCGCGCTGTAGACTCACCGTATTGCCCGTGTACTGCTAGCCAATTGCCATTTGATGGAATCCATGATTTAAGAATATCAAATACGTCGTCTCTAGTAATTGAAGAATCTTTGTAATAATGTTTCCATTTTACAAGACCAGTTGCAACTATAGTTCCAATAACTGTTAAACTACCATTTAGCAATAAATCTTTAGCTAAAAACATACTTCCATCAATAAAAGTTTTTATATTCTTATTCTGATTTGTCCATTCACTTTTCTCAGTATAAACAGCACTTGTCTTAACCATTTCAAATGTTAAAAACTTATCGTCTGAATCATACCAGCCACCCTTTACGGCATCCCATGCAGGAATAGAATCATTTGTCAATGTCGGCACTACTGAAGCGCCGCCACCAGCCGGCACAAGTTTAATATGTACTGTTCCGTTTGTGAGCCCACCCTCGTCAGTTAGTGCGGTGTCTGCGTCTGCCTGATAAAATGAGCCACCTACTTCGATAATGCTTCCCTCTGCAATCTGGGGTTTTGTAGTCCCAGTGACCCATTCTGTCAGTGTAAATATAGGTATAGATAATCCATGACCTATCATATTTTTACCTGATCTATTTACAAGATCAGTCCAATCGCTGGAAACGACTAATGATGTTGGTGGATTTGTTATTAACAATAATGCCATTAAAATCTCTCCTCAAATTCCACATTTAAATTATATGTCAGTGGATCATTGACCATAGGATATGGATAACTGTCTAAATGCAGTACGCCGTATTTCGGTCTATATAAATCTAATTCATATGAGCCTTCATATTCAACCAATAAAACCGGATCTATATTTTGTTTCCCTTGTATGATATTTAATATATCTACTAAATCATCATATGATATACCAGAGAAAATAAACGCTACTGTATTGGCATTATAAAACTTGCTTCCGTATCCCTGCCCACTGGCATTTACTGATGGATTTGATACTACATTTAAACCAGGAGTATGAGGGAATTCAACTGTATTAAACTCCAAATATTTACCGATATATATATATCCGATAAATAGAGTGGTTAATGATGAATCTTCAATTGTTATTCTCCAGAACTTTTTCTGTATTACTGAAGTTAAAAAGAATACCTGATTTAAGGTGCTGAATTTCGGCAATACAATACTTGCGTCCGGGCTTTCTATATCAGTATCAGAATACGACAAGGTAATAACTGCATTTGATGTTAGGTTGGTTCCACAAAGAGCTACACAATTCACCTCTGGCTCTGTGGTATTAAAAGTTAAATCTATTACTGTACTGTTTGCAATAGTATTCATATTGTCAACTAACTGAAATGTTTTAAGCTTGTCTGTAAATGTTGAGGATACTATATCTGTCGCTGTTATATCAGCTAATGTTATGTTTGAATATCCGAGTATCCGCATTATTTAACACTCCTTGCATCAATTATCAATTTACCTGTTTTTGTTCCGCTATGAACCGCTTTAAGTATAACAGAACTATCAAGATTTACAATGATTGTCTGGGCTCCTGATCCTCCACCCCTTGCAACTCGTAATAACTCTAGCTGCATATCCTGAGTTAAAACCACTTCCTTTGAGTTTAGATTTGCTGTTACATTATCACCTGTAAAACTTGTGCCTGGAACAATACCCCCATTTTCGAATGAAGGTCTCGGTGGTGGCTGCTGTGCTGCTATTAATCCAACCTGTACCCCGGTTAATACGCCGATTGCTGCAGCTGCAATCCCACCCAATATCGGACCGACTACTGGTATTCCTGCTAATGCGTTAAATGCATTTATTGCAGCAGTTGCACCGGTTATTATAGTTTCAGCAATTTTTAAAGCTTTGTTAGCATTAAAAGCGTCTATTTCTCGATCATATTTTTCTTCTGCCAGCCTTTTTTCTTCATCATTTAAAGACTGTAATCTTGTTTTCTCGGCTTCTGTTAGCCCTTCTTCTGTTTTTGCTTTTGCTTCGAGTGAATCAATTTCCTGCTGGTTTATTCCTAAAAATGCATCAAGGGCAGCTCTGGCATTCTCTACGCGCTGATCCAATATATCACTAACTGTATTCGCAATAGACAGTGATACATCCAATAACGCTCTGGCTTCTTCCCTGTTAATTTCTATTCTTTTCTCTGATTCTTCTTTTACTTTCTCTGTATATTCTTCCTCATTCTCTGCCCTAAACTCTGCGAGGGATAGAAGGAATTCTTTTTCATCTTCTCTATTTTCAAGGGTTTCACCCAGAACAACATTAAATCTTTCTGCAAGAGCTATACTGTTTTGTATGCCGGTATCTTCTGTTTGAAATCCTTCACTGATTAAATCATTAAGCAATGTTACTAATGCCGCTTTTTTCTCAAACTCTCCGTTACCTTCTATTGTTCCGGCTATAACTTTCTGATCAATCTCTGCAATTTCTTCAAGGAATTCTGCGCGTTCTTTATTCAGTATTGTTTGTTTATCTGCCTGGATTATCTGCGCTTCTAATCTTGCCTTTTCTTCTGCGTCAGCTTTTGCAAACTGTTCAGCAAATTGTGCCCTGGCTGCTGCCTGTCTGGCTTCCCCTGTTGCTATTGCTCTCTGCGCCTGTAATTGTGCAAATATAAGCGCCTGTTGTCCTTCGAGAGTTTTAATGACTTCTTCGTTTGCTTTTATCTGTGCGTCAGAGACTTTAAGCCCTCTTGATTCAATCTGAGCAATACCTTGTAACTGGTTTGCCTGTGTTGCTGTTATTTTAGAGCCTAATTTGTCATATGCTGCTTCCAGGTCTTCTATAGATGTTGATTGAGTTTCACCGGTTCCGGTAATCTCTTTCATTATCTTGTTTACTTCACGGGATTTATTTATCCAGTCTGTAAACCTTACTACAAGATCAGTTGTTGCTTTTCGCATCGGGGTCATGCCCTCTGCGATGTTCTCCCCTATGGCTTCCTGTAAATCTCCCATAGCGTTAACCATTTGAACTTGTACACCTGTTGCTGTTTCTGCTGCTGCTTTTGCAACTCCTCCAAACTGGCTTTCTAATTCATCAAGGATTATCCCCTGAGCTTTAGCTACTTCATTGTTTTCAACAAATCCTTTTATTAAATCTTTCTGGGTATCTGTAAATTGTATTCCGACACGGGTTAATGCAGCTATCCCACCAATAGGGTCATTTAAGGCTTTACCTAATTGTATTGTCGATGATTTTAAATCTGTCCCCATTGCTTCGGAGACATCAAGTATTGATTCAAGTGCTCGCGGGAATGTATCCCGACCAATATCTTTAAATGTCAAAAGAAGGCTTTCTGCCCCGATTATCGCTTCATCACCGAACTTTGTCATAGTCTGCAAAGATGAAGCCATATCAGTTAATTCATTTGCTGTCAGCCCTGCGGCTTCTCCGGTTGCTTTTATTGTCTGGTTTAATTTAGCTTCGGCTGTTTCCTGAACCTGAAATGCCTTTTCTGCTGCTTTACCTACATCTATAATTTTCTTTGCGACAAATGCAAGCCCGATACCAGCAAAAACTTTCTTTAATGTTGCTCCAAGTTTTGTTAGATTTTTACCGCTTTTCTTGACTTCTTTGTCTGTTTTTTTAACACTTTTATCAAGCTGTGAGGAATCACCAATTATTTTATATATTAATTGACCTATTATCTGATTCATTTAAACCTCAATATATTCCAAATGGCGTTCTTTCTTTTATCCATATCCAATCAATCATCTCTTTCGTAAATCCAGAAACACTGATTGCATTATTTGTGATCTCGGCATCCATTTTAAACCAGAACTCAAACTCTGTAACAGCTCGCCAGTACTTATTCAATGCTACTATAAGCCTCTCATAATTTAGCTTGCCTGAAGTGCTTTTTTTTTACTTGAATATGTTTTATCTTTCAATGCACAAGCTGCTATCATATTTTCTATATCTTGCGGATCTGCTCTATTATCCCACCATTCAGAATCAAACTCATAATCATTAGCAATCATCAATGTTTTTATCAGTCCATATTTATTATTAAGTATTTCCTGTAGCCCGAATGCCTCTATCTCTTTTTCGATCTTGTTTTTATCTTCAATTGTTTTAGCCTGTTGATATTTATCATTAAGTTTAATTACATCTTTTGCATCTTCTATATATTTTGCATAATCAACATTAAATCTATTCGGTACAATATGTATAATAAATTCTTTTTCTTTCTTAATGTGCATTTTAACGTAATGTACTTTTATTGTTATCTCTTTACTCAATTTGTCCCCTTATGTCTCCTTAAAAAAACCCCAGACTGCAAGGAGACAGGAAGCAGCCCGAGGTGATAAATTACATTGCGCCGTCTTCAACAGTCCATGCAAATAGCTGGTCTCCTGAAGTTCTGGAAGTATCGATCTTAGCAGTAAATGAAATCGGCATTTCTTCCACGCCCTCTTCATTTGCTCCCTTAAAATTAAATGCAAATCCTGCCGAGTTAACGTCAACAGCATAAAGCTCTATCTGTCTTATTTTCCCGTTGTCATCTGTATGAGTGATTTTAATAGCACTTGCATCAACAACTACGGTTGACGCTCCACCGGTTATTTTTGTGGAGGCAATCGCAGTAATAGAATTGTAGTCAATCACAATATCCTGTACTATTGTTGTCAGATTGGTTCCTGCTGTATTAAAAACTATACTATATCCACTCGGTGAATTTGAATCTACAATTAGTGTGTAGTCATCATCTGCGGTTAATGGTCCGTCAGTGCCCCCTGTAACGGATGTTAAGGAAATAGCTGAAATCCTAACTGCAACACCTGCTAAAGTAGTTGGCGCTATATTGACCGGGGAAACATCAGTCCAATCACCACTTAAAATTGTCTCGTCCGGAGCATCTACAAATGGTGAAGATGTAGTGACTGATTTAGTCAGCATACCGCCTGACATTCTCTCAATTGACTCCGGGTTCAGGGTGATAAGAGTAAAAGCAGATTCCATTTTCATTGCTTTATACTGTTTGTCAAGTTCTCCTGCATTTGCTGTGTCTATTACGTTTTCAGTCCATGTAAGACTGTTTGTAATTACGGAACTAATGGCACCTACATCTGTAAATGATCCTTCGCCTTTTGCTTTAACTGCTAATAAAGCACCGTCAGGATAATAAATATGTCCTTTTTTCGTGGTCTGCTTTGGCATATAATGCCCTCCTTAATATTTTTCGGATTACCTGATCCGTACTAACACCTCGACAGGTGCATTATAGTCCTCGGCTGTTCCAGGTGCCGGGATTACCTGCTGTTTACTACAGAGAAAAAACGCATCGTTATCCCCTGCTTTCCTGTTTAGTGATGTAAAAACCTCGTGCTGAATTGTCTTTACATCATTCCATTTTTTAGCAAAACAATTAACCGTAATGCCAAATTCATTATATTCCAAACCACCGTTTATTGGTAGTGAATTATACATAGTGATACTTTTATCCGGGAATTTGTCCGGTGCTACAGGCCTACCATAGATAGCCGGTTTAGTTTTGTATGTTCCTACGCTTGAGACTACTGCAACTGTATCTAATAATTTTGCTTTTACTTCTGTTAATCCATCCATTAAATAAAAGTCTCCCTTTGCTGCCCTTCTCTTAAACCCCCTCTTGCCATTTCATCATTGATTTTTCTTATTACATTTTGCGCATCCTGCCCCTTAGTCAATGCTGCGGCAGGACGCAAAAAAGGTTTAGGTGCCATCTTTCTTGTACCAAATTCCTGATAAACTGCATAATCTGCTGTAGACCCGACAACGGCCTCATTCGGTTTTAATTGAAAAGTTAATTTATTAGCTTGTTTATTACTTCCATCACTATTAAGACCACCGGCTTTATTGTCACCCGTGATATATTGTTTGCTGTTGTTTAATAGTCCTGTATCATTTACAGCCCCTAACGTTTTTGCATTAGCTGTCATCCTGATAGCGAACTCAAGGACTCCCTTCTGTGCTGCTGATAGTGTTACTCTATTAAAATTTCTTGTGCTGAAAAATTCTACACTAGACTGTAGTGCCATAATCAACCGCCTTTACTGCAATAACCAGTATATCGCCTTGAAACATTACATCGTCAGCATTGACAACAATAAACTCCAAGCCGTTATCTAATACAATCTTTGCCCCATCCGGCACCGTTCCAATACTAGACACTACTACACCGGAAGCTTCTGTTTTATATCTATCTGATATTAAATTCTCTGCTGCTGATCCTGTCCAATATGCACACTGTATACCAGTTAATGTTGCTACTGCTGCAAATCCTTCGTTTACTTCATCGTCACCATCAAGTGTAGTCAATTTTGGGTAGACAGAATATGTTCTGTTCATTTCTTCTGAAAAATCGCTTAAGAATCCCATTAAATATGACCACCCTCACACCATTTTGTATAAGTTACTTGTGAACTTGTCAAAGTAAAAGTGCCATTCAAATCAGTTGATTGCATTGATATCCATATTTCATCTCCAAATCCCACAGGTCTTCTACTTCTCATTTCTTTAACATCAATTAACGCTTCAAACATACTGACCTCTGCTGCTGTTATAGCCTTTGTAATGACAACAGTCTTGATGCCGGGACTCGCTCCTGGCTCAGTTAAATAATATAAATCTAATCCGTTATCTGTTACCCAACCGACTCTTATTGTCCATTCAATTGTCTGAGTATCTGTAGCTCTCCCTGCCCATTGAAGGACTAAAGGGCATGATGTATCAAAATCAAAAGGCAAGAATCCGGCAACTCCGGTTTTATCTGTGTCTAATGTGAATTTATTCTGAGTAAATCCTACTCCAACATCTTCATTTATATAAATAGTTTGAGATTGCATATTCCCTTCAAACGGTCTTGCACTGGAGAAATCTAACCCAAGCTGCCCGATAGGTCTTGCTTTTCCCCGATATTCAATCCAACCGTCCGCATTAGGTTCAAATGTATTATCGTGCAGTTTAAACTGTTCAAATATTGGGGCGGTTGTAATCGTTGTTACTATTCGATATCTTATCCAGAAGTAATCTGTTCCTATAGATGGTGTTATGGGATCATTTTTAACCCAATCATCCATTCTATTAGTATATCGGATCTGAAAATCTCCAGTATCCTCAAAATAATCATTTGCATTTGGAAAATACTGCCCAGAAGCTCCAACTTCTCCCCCAGAAACTTCAATCCATGCTGAACCATTCCAATATTCAGGTATTATTTCACCAGACCCTTTAACTGCTGCAGTATTAACAAAAGTTTTAATACCA